GAGAGCATCCTCATCGTGCAGATCAAGGGCCACAGCATGGAGCCGGAGATCCACGACGGCGCTTTCGTGGGCCTGAACACCGAGGAAAGGGGGATTGTGGCTGGGGAGCGCTATGGAGTGCGCATCCCCTATGAGGGGCTAACCGTCAAGCGGATATTCGTTGACCCCCAGGCCGGCGAGTTGATACTCAAAAGCATCAACCCCGAGCACCCGCCAATGCGCGTGGTCTTGGACGGCAGGGATGATCTCATCGTGGGCCGTGCGGTCTGGGTGATGCAGATGTTGTGAGGTGGTGGATGGGATATTTCGCGATCTGGGTACTCTGCGGTATCGCTTCTTCCTACATCGCCGGGCAGAAAAACAAAAGCTCAGGTCTTTGGTTCGTACTCGGCATTCTGCTCGGCCCCTTCGCACTGCTTATGGTCGGCCTGAGTCCCGCAGTCGGGTCCGCGTATAAGACGAAATCATTCCACATACAAAAGAGCAGCCGGTTTGGTCGATTCTTCCTTTTTTTCATCTCGCCTGGGCTCAGCATCACCCTGTCCATGCTCATCATTCCCCCTGAAACGTACGGGAAGTACGCTGGGGTCTTAACCACAGCGCTCATAGTATTGACCTGGGCGGTTCTGTTTAAGCCCCTTCTCCTGCGCAAGGAACCACGGCCCTACACGCCGCCGACACCGCGCCTCTGTCCCTATTGCGCCGAGGAGATCAAACCCGAGGCCATTGTTTGCAAGCATTGCGGCCGGGATATGCCCTCCGGAGTAGGCCCCCCGTCGTCGCCCATAAAAAAGGCGTATGACGAGGTCCAGCTTGCGCATGGAGGCCAACTCGGCCTTGCCGAAGCTGGCCTGATTCTGGAAAAGCAAGGCTTCGCGCCAGTTGAAATTGCGGATTTTCTCGATACCATAGACGATCAATGAAGCGCTTTTTCGCCTTTGTAGTCGTGTCGCTGCTGATGCTCACCGGCAGCGGCGCGGCAAAAGACCTCACACTCAAAGAAGTTCCAACGGAGGTCTATTATTCGCCCCATGGCGGCGCGCAGGATGCGCTCGTGCGTCATATCGACGCGGCGCACGAGTCTGTCTACATCCTGGCTTACAGCTTCACCTCCGGACCCATCACCGCGGCTCTTTGCCGGGCCGTCGCGCGCGGTGTGCGAGTGGAGGCCGTGCTGGACCGCTCGCAGCGGACAGCCAAGGGAGGCCAGGGGCAGGCGCTGGCCGATTGCGGCGGCCACGTCGCCGTGGATTCACGACACGCCATCGCGCACAACAAGATCATGGTCTTCGACTGCCGGGCCGTGGCCACCGGCAGTTTCAACTTCACCACCGGGGCGGAGGCGCGCAACGCCGAAAACCTGCTCATCCTGGACTCTCCCGAGCTGGCCCGCCTCTACCGCGAGGAATGGGATCGGAACCGAGGGCACGCCGCCCCTTGGTAGCCCGGGCCCAGCTTGTGACTCCTACGCGATCATTTTTCCCAATAACGACAATATGCCGATATTATTAATAATAAAAATATTACAAAGTGCTTGACAAAATGTCAGCGCGTCGCTATCTTATCCTCAACAAGGGCAAGGCAGGGGGCCAAGCCCGACAAACCGAGGAGAGACCATGAGCGCCAAGTATATCTACAGCGTGGTCGAGGACAATGGCGGCGGCCTGACCCTGTATGTCTTTGCGGCCGATGACCACAAGCGCACTATCCCGGTGTATGCGCACAGTGGCTACGAGCATAACCCGGCGGCGCTGCGCACGGATACCGCCGCCCTTGCGGATGCGGATGCGGATATCTCCGACTGGGAGGGCTGTGATCCCGACCCCCAAGCCTCTTGGGATGAGCTGGATGACTATGAGTATGGCTATCGGATCATCGCTGACGAGACCGGACCCATCGCTGAGGAGCGCATGGGCGCTGCGGGGCGGTCTGTGTACTACATCTAGCGCCTCGCCGCGACCGTCGAGGGGGATGCAGAGCCTGGCAGCCTGCCCCCCGACGGCCGGCGAGGACGTGTGACTATACCTACTGGCTCATAGATCCACAAGGAGAGACTATGCCCACCATCACCGCCGCCATGACTGATATCCATGATGTCCGCATCATCGCCAAGCGTGCCCAGGATCGACTTGCCGCCCACCATTCTGTGACCGGGACATGGCTTGGAGTCCGATTATGGGAGGACTGGGAGATGCGGATCACGCGGAGGGAGACGCCGGAGATCGCGCGTATGTGCGTGGCTATGGCGGCCAATGGCCTCAATGGTGTGGGCGCCGTGCGCCTACGTCCCGGCTGTCATGGAGATATCTTGTGACGCTCGCGGCCTGACCCCGCACCAGATCCGAGCCCCGCTCGGACCTGGCATCGGGGCCGGGATAGTCCCGGCAACGCACACACACAGGAGGTGCCCATGTCCGACTCTCCCACCACGCCCAAGCGCGGGCGCGTCAAGCAGCGCCCCAGCGCCGGCCGCCGCATGGTCAGCATGCGCCTCGACGAGTCCACGCTCGACTACGCGACAGACAATTTCGCCTCGCCCACGGGCGGCGCGGCCTGGCTCATCGAGTGGGCGGGCGTCGCCTTGCCGCGCGCCCTGGCGCGCGCAGCCCGGCAGCTCTCGCGTGAGGAGCTGCTTGCGCTTGTCGACCTGCACAACGCCCACTATCTCATGCCCCAGCTCTGCGGTCCGGATCACCTGGCGCTCATGGTGCGCGACGCCGAGCTGGACGGGATGGCCGCCAAGTGGGGCTATGAGACGGAGGCGCTGGCATCGCGCCTGGAGGGCCTGGGGCAGATCGAGGCGACCGCCCTGGCGATCTGGGCCTGCGCCTACTGGCAGGCGGGCCACTACCGGACGGTGAAGCCTGAGGCCTACGTGGATAGCCTGCTGGCTGGATAGGTCGGCATGGGACGACACGCGACGATCATCGGTCAGGCAGAGGACATCTGGGGCCGCGTCTGGGATGTCCGCGAGGCGCGGCCGACGGAGCATGGCTGGCCGGTTATGCTCGGCTGGCCCCAGGACGCGCAGCGCGGCAAAGGGGGCGGCGGAGTCAGGGCCATCATGACGCGCGATCTTGCGGACTACCTTGAGTCGATGCGCATGGACCCGGACGGCATCAGCTTGCCTCTCTGCCGCACGGCCATCAAGCGCCTGCGCAAGGCCCTGGGCCATGACTGGCATGCGGACAACGCGGCCTGGTGGCGGGAGCGGTGCGTTGATACCACCAGCACTATTGAGGATTTTCGCGCGGCGCATGGCCGGAGCGCTGGCGCGGTGAGCCAGCATCGCCGTCGGCCAGAGCATGTCCGGCGTTATGACGCCGACGGCTGTAGGCTCCTCATCACGGCCGAAGCCGCGCAAATTATAGGACTTACTCCTGCCACATTATCCTCTGCAATAAAAGCCGGCGATCTCAGATCTTGCCGCCTCGAAGGTAGACCCTGGATCCGGATAGATGACCTCTTCCTGTGGCGCGAATCGGTCAACCGCCGATTTCGCGCCGACACGAGATATATACCCGATGACATCTCCGAGTGGATCACTATAGATGTGGCGTCCAGGCTTACTGGCATACCCGAGTATGCTATATTATATCGTATGCACACCAATTGGTTAATGTCTATTATGAGAGATCGTCGTCGCTTAGTCCATCCCGACGATGTGCGCGCGATACCCTATACTCCCCGCCCCAACTCCCGTGGTAAGTCGAGCCCAGCCCATCAGCGCGGAGGCTGGACAGCGGATCAGATAGCTCTCTTGGGTACGGACACAGATAGAGCGATAGGCCTGATACTAGGACGCACGCCCGAATCCATCGAGCGATATCGCAACCGTCTGCGCATCCCCGCATACATACGTCGTAGGCCACACAATGACTGGACGGCGGAGGAGGACGCTCTCTTGGGCACGGACACAGACAGCGCGATAGGCCTGATACTAGGACGCACGCCCATATCCATCCAGCGACGACGCACCCGGCTACGCATCCCCGCGTACACCCCGAGCCAAAGGACGCGCTAGCGATCCGCTTGCTCGCTCATGTCGTCGTCCGCTTCACCCGCAGCGCGGAGATCTGCGCCTCCAGGTCCGCCAGCCAGGCCTTGCCCGCCTCGGTCGGGGCGGCGTCGACGATGTCTGTCGTGGGCTACGTCCCCGCCGGCATGGCCGGCAGGCCATCCAGGCCCAGCGTGGTGCCCGCGGGAAAGCCGTAGCTGGCCACCAAAAGCGCGCGCACGTCGGCAGCGGCGATCTCCTTGCCGTTCTCGGGAAGACCCGCGCCGTCTGGCAGGATCGCCAGCGTAGTGGTTTTTGCTTCGCCGGGTTGGTCGATGCACAACACCGCGCTTTCCGGATAGCCCGCAACGCCAAGATGGCGAAAGGGTTCGGTCCGGTTGTCGCGACCATCAATGCTGGCTAGGGGTTTGCCGTTGCCGTCCACAAATCCTAGGTCATTCAGGGTACAGATTGCATACTGCATGGTGTTCCTTAGATCGGCGCGGCCGCAAGGCCGATTTTGCTGGCGATGACCCGCCCGATGTTCATGGTGGCCCCATAGGAGGTTGATCCCGCGACGCGCAATGTCGTCCAGGTGCCGCTGAATTGCGCGACGCCCCGGCAGGCCACACGCTGCGTGGCGGGGAAATCGTCCCATCCGATAGGCATGATGTCGGTGATCTTCCATCCGAAATGCAGGATGTTGTTCTTGAGCCACGCTCCCGCGTAGATGCTGGACGTGGTGTTGGGCAGCGTATCTCCGGGCGTGATGATCTGGGGATTCGCATAAAGGTTATAGATTCCGGACGCAAATGCCGCCTGAGGATTAAGGCCCCTAGTGGACGTCTCCAAATCCCATAGCGTCGCGTTTACGGCAATGACATTGCTTTGGAATTCCAGGAAAAACGACCACTCTGGCTGGTTGGCCCAGGCGGCAACGAATGCGGCGGTTCCGGTGAAGTACTTATTGGGAGCAAGCCCCCTGTGTCCACTGGATGCCGCGCCGACGCCGCCAGCCTGCGACAGCACGAGATCGGCCCCGGTGAGGCCGAGGCCAACTCCGGTTTCGTTGGCGCTGCTTCCGCCCGTGAACTCGCAGACGAAGGTGTTGGCGTCAGCCGTGGCTTCGGTGAATGGTAGGACAACGGGAACTCCCGTCAAGTGCGGATAGGCCATCCGCTCAAGCCCCATGTCGTTGATGTCGAGAATCATGGGCCCTCCTATGCGGTCAGACTAAAATCGTCGTCGCCGTTGGCGGTGAAGCTGACGTTGGCGATGGACGACGTGGCCCGAAGCTTCTGGGTCTCTTCGATGTTGAGTTCAACGGGGATCTTGATGGAGTTCCCGATTGCGACGCTGCGCGGATAGCCCTGCATGGCCAGCAGGTTGTTGCTCGCATCGGTGAGGCGCAGTTCGATGTTGGCCGTGCCCGATCCGTGGTTGGTTATGAGCACGTGCTTCACGTAGGTGGTCTTGCCGGTGGTGCCCGCGACGAGATCGGTCTCTGTGGCGGCGGACGGGATAAGGGGCCAATTCTTCAAAGCCATGTTCTTGACCTCCTAGGCCAGCCAGTAGGCCAGCTTTTTTACGGGGGCCAGCGAAGTGCTGGGGATTCCCAGGTTAGACCTGGCCACGGCCGGGTCATCGAAGGTATTGTTGCACTTGCGGGAGTTGGTCAGGCGGGCGTCGTCCGTTTGCACGGCCGTGCGGGTGGCCTCCAGCATGTCGTCCTGGGCCTGCTTGGCCTGCGCGTTCGTCGTGCTCGTGTTGGTGAAAATCCCAGCGATGGGCAGGGTCGTCATGTTAATGCCCCTTCATGTTGTAGACGTCGATGGTGGCCTGGCTCGCCCCGACGGCGGCCAGCTTCGGTCCCAGGGCCGGATCCTTGTCCAGGACGGCGACGCCCGTCGCGCCGTGGCCGTCATCGTGCAGGGCGATTGACCCTAGGAAGTCGATGGACCGGTAGGTCTTGGTGATCGGCAGCCGCGTTCCGGCGGACGAAATCACCAGATTTTCGAAGCTCTCCACGATGTCCGCAACGTCGATGGAGACGCTGAGCGCGTTGGCTTTGCCGGCATGCACGCCGGCTTCGATGGTCAGCAGCAGGTCCAGCCGCTCGCGCTGCATGGCGATTCCGCCGGTGAACGGCGTCCAGGGCGTGGGGCCGCCCAGATAGAGCGCAGAATTGTCGGGCAAATAGGCGTCGTCGTCGTGCCCAAGGTAGGTCTCCGGCGTGCCGCGCCGGCGGTACTGGACATTCCAGCCGTCGCCCTCGATGCCCGTGGTGAGGTAGGCCACGCCCGGCACGTCCGCCGCGGCGGGGACATACTCCCAGGCATAGGTCATCTCGCCATAGCTGACGGGCAGATAGGCCGCCTGCGGCTGCGGCAGGTAAGGACTCGCGCCGTCCGGCAGGTAGGCGTCGCCGGTGTCGTCGCAGGCCAGGTCGCCATCAGCGTCGACGTGGCCGCCGGTGATGGTCCCCGGCCAGCCGAGGGCCCGCTCATCCGTGGTGACGATGACATTGTCCGGCGAGTATTCGCCGAGATTGAGCGTCAGGGCGCGGGCCACGTCGGAGAGGTTGCCGCTGCTGTCCTGGGCCTTGACCATGATGGTCTGCGTGGCCAGGCCCAGGGCGGACCGCGGGATGGACCTTTCGGTGACGACGGCGTCGGCGTTGGGCCAGTCGACGCCCTTCTCCCAGGTCCGCGTGACGCCGCCGGCGATGCGCACGCGATAGCCCGCGAAGTCCACCGGCTGCCCGCCGTAGGTCCAGTAGATGGAGTCGCCGTGCAGATACACGCCGTCCACCGCGGGCGGCGCTTCGCTCTTGCCGAGCACCATGTGATTGTAACCGGCGACCCAGGCCGAGGCCGCGCCGATGCCGTTGACCGCGCGGATGCGCACGTCATAGGCGACGCCGTCCTCCACGTCGAGGATATAGGCTTCGGTCGCCTCGCCGGCGACGGATCCGCCGCGCGTCCAGGCCGCATCCGAACTACGCCGGTAGCCGATCTCGATGGTCCCGCCGGACAAGACGAAGCGGTCGGCCGGGGCCGTCCAGGCCAGGCGCAGGCGCGATTGCACCGTGCCGTCCGCCCGGACGTAGAGTACGGCGGTGCCGGACTCCAGGGAAAGGCCAGTCGGGGCCGCCACCACGCCGGGACTGGGCAGCGCGGTATTCGGCGCGTAGTCCGGGTGGTTGGCCTCGGCCGGGCTCCAATCGAATGCCGCGGCGGCGTACTCCTTGAGCACGAGGTCGATGCCCAGATCGTCGGCCACCTTCCAGGAGGTGCAGACAAACTGCTTGGCCGTGAATCCGAAGAGATTCATGCTGAGCGTGCCGACGCACATGGGCGCGATTTCAAAGACCGACGCCCCGCCCGCCGTGTAGCGCGCGGGAAAGTCGACGGTCATGCCCTGGCGCGCGTCCTCCAGATAGATCTTGAGCAGGCGCTGGCCGCGGATGCAATCCGTGGTGAACGGCAGCTCCAGGTCCTTCCAGATCACCTGGCCGCCGTCCTGCGCCTGGTAAACGGCGCTTTGCAACGGCGGCAAATCCGTGGCCTGCCAAAGCTGCGTGGGGTCGATGAAGGTCCCGCGCACGGCGTTGTAGATGTCGCGCTTGGCCTGCCGGGCCTGGACCTTGACCGAGTCCCGCGCGTCCGAGGCGGTGAGCGCGAAGCTCGGGACCTGAGCCCCCGCGCCGTAGAGGCGATACCGGCCCTGGATGTAGGGCACATATCCGCCGCCGGCGGTGAGCAGCTTGTCCAGGTTGTCGATGGGCTTGTTGCCGAGGTCGAGCACGCCGTTGCAGGTGTAGCGGGCCTGGCTCACGCGGGCCAGCGCGAGGCCGGCCCCGGAATCGACAAGGGTCATGGCGGCATGCGCGATGGCGTCCTCGTGGCTGGCGGCCAGATAGCCCGTGGTGTTGGTGACGCGGATCCAGTAGTAGGTGACGCCGAGCGCGAGGCCGGCAGGCGGCGTGCCGCCCGCGAAGGCCACGCCGTCGCCGGTGTCCCAGCCGAATTGCGGATTGATCTCGTCCTGATCGCTGTCGTCGCTCGAATCGCTGTCGCGCGGGACCTCGTCGGATAGGGTGACGAGGCCGCTGTGCGCCGCGCCCGCCGCCACGTAGTTGGCGATGGTGTGTGCGCCGCTCCCCGCGGAGACGATGTCCATGGCCGTTCCGGCCGTGGCGTTGGCCGCGCTGCTGGCCAGCCGGTACGTGCTGGCGCTCACCCGGATCAGATAGTAGTCGGTCCCGGCGCTCAGCGCCTGCTCGACGATCTCATCCCATCCCAACTCGGCGGACTCTCCGCCGGACGATGGCTCATGGTGCACGGTGATGCGCGCGGTGGGCAGCGTCCCGCTGGAGCTCAGCCGAACCCGAACGCCCGTGGTCCAGGCGATGTCCGCCGAAAGCGTCAGCACGTCGCTGGACGCGTCCGCCGTGAAGGTCGCGCTCTGCTGCGGCGCGGCCGCGTCGATGCCGCAGATCAGCGCGGCGCTGACGCTGTGCGCGCCGCTCCCCGCGCTGGTGATGTCGACCCCCAGCCCGTAGAGCGCGTCCTCCTTGGTGGCGGCGAGCTGGCCCGTGGTCGGCGAAAGCCGGACCCAGGCATAGGACTTCGCCGCCGCCAGGCCGCCGGGCAGGTTCCCGGTGGAGCTCAGCCGCACCTGCAGGCCGGTCTGCCAGGGCACGGCCTCGGCCAGGGTGATCACGTCCGTGGCGGGGTCGGCCGTGAACGCGGCCACCGCGCCCAGGGCCACCTGCTCATCGGAGAGATTGGCCGCGGCGATCCAGTAGTCCGCGTCGATCTCATCCATGCCGCAGTCCAGGCCCTCGGGGTCGAGCAGGTAATCCAGGACGCACAGGGCCCAGTTGTTGCTCCAGCGCATGCGGGAGAGGACGCCGCCCGTGCTGGCGGCCGCAAGGGCCACGGCCGCGCCGCTCACGGCGTCGGCCAGGGTCAGCGTGGTCGCGCTGGGAACGCTGGCCACGAAATAGCGCTTGGCCAGGTCCGCATGACCAAGGACGAACACCTCGTCATCCACGGCCAGGCCGTGGGCCGCCGTGGTGGTCAGAACCGCCGGGGTTCCGGCTGCGCTGGCGGCGATGGAGATGGTGGCGAGGCGCGGGTCATACAGGGCGTGGCCCTCGGCGATGGCCTGGACGTTCTTGATGCCGTTGGGCCAGGCCGTGGAGTCGTACTTTTGCCGCGTGTACACGTAGGCCACGCCACGGCCGCGGTGCGCCGTGGTCCAGCCGGGGACCTCGGCCACGAGGTCGGCGTCCGCCTCCTGCAAAGCGCTGCCCAGGTGCTTTTTGACCCGGTTGTAGTCGCTCACCCTCGAGGCGGTGGAGAGCACGGAGTCAAAGCTCACCTCGCCGATGGATCGCACCTTGCGGCCGGCGATGGCGATGACGAGGTGCAGGTATTCGTTGCTGGATCCGGTGCTGGTCTTGAGGGCCAGCGGCCCGGAGACCATGGCCGTGCCGTAGATGCGCTTGCGGTTCTCCTGCGTGCTGCGCAGGGTCAGCTTGCGGTCCTGGGCCGTGGTGCCCAGGTCGGATTTTTTTTCGCTCGTCGAGAACAGCGAGGAGCTCATCATCGTGGCGATCATGCCCAGGCCAAAGCGCACGGCTCCGGCGAGCCATGTCCCCTGCAGCGCGAAATAGCCGATGACGTAGCCGCTGGCCCAGGAGCTGGCCACGGCCCCGATGACTGCGGCGACGACGGCGCCCATCAGACCCTCCAGGCGCGCAGGCCCCGCGCCGGGGAGACGAAGCCGACGCCGCGCTCCGTCATCACGGCCAGGCGCAGCCCGGCGCAGACGGCCAGGGCCCGCGCCTCCGGCGGGCATTCCGCCGCGTCGATGAGCACGAGATCGCCGCGCTGCGCCTGCGCCACCATGATTTCCGGCAGGCCGTGTCGCGCGGCCAGCAGCGCCACCGTGGCCTCCAGGCCGCCGCCGGAATAGATGCGCAGCTTGCGCCGCGCTCCGGCGGCCGTATGGTAGCGGCCGCGGAACCAGGCGGCCGGGTCGACGCCGGTCATGGCCGCAACGCAGTCGCAGGCGAAGAGGCAGCAGTCCAGCTCGCCCCAGCTAAAGGGCTTGGCGCGGGCTGCGTCGATGGCTCCCATGAGCCGCGAGGGCCAGTCCGGACGGCGGTTGGTCATGAGCGCCCCCAATTGATCTCCTTGTCGCAGGCCGCGGCGCAAAACTGAAAGAAACGGTCGCCGGGGCAGCGCGCCTGCTGCTCGGCGTCGGTGTAGCGGCCGCCGCGCACGCGGTCCCAGTCGGCCAGCCGCGACTCCACGGAAAGGGTGATTTCGCCGCTCTTGCCGCCGGTGATGGGCATGACGTCCATCCGACCCCGGAAAAGCAGGACCGGGGCCGGCACAATCTGGTGGTCCGCGTCCAGGAAGGCCAGCCAGAAGCTGGCGGGCCGGCCCTGCGGGTCGCACTGCAGGGCCAGGGAAATCGCCGCGGCGTCCAGGCCGGCTAGCTTGCACGTCAGGCCGTAGGCCTGCGTCTCCAGCCCCTCCTCCGCCCCGGATACCTGGCCCATGCCAAAGGTCGAGCGCCAGATCTCCGCCTCGCCGTCGCCGTCCAGATCATAGGCCACGTCATACGGCGCGCTGGTGACCAGCGCCGGGTCGCCGTCGAACTCCAGCCGGGCCAGGAGCATCATCCGCACGACTTCCTGGCGGGCGGCGGCCGCCGCCTGCGCGGTCATCTCCCGGCCGCTCATATCCAGGCCTCCACGAACTGTCCGGTCCAGCCGCCGCGGCGCATGGTGCTCAGCGAGAGCTGCCCCTGATCGGCGTCATACAGGCGCATCGGGCACAGGGGCGTGCGCACCGTGAGCGCCGCGCCGGAGGCCGGGCTGTTGCGCAACGGCGGCTCGAAGCGCAGCGTCGTCTTGCCGTCGGCGTCGCTGTCGGCGTCGGCGGTGATGATCTTGAGCTCAGGCCCGCTGTCCGTGGGCACGCTGAAATAGTCGCCCGTGAGCAGGATACCAGCCGTGCTCGCGGTCCACCCGGCGGTGACGAGACTGCGCCCGGTCTGGGCCGCGCCGCTGACGACCGGCGTCCCGGTGGCCAGGCCGCGCGGCTCCTCCGCCTGAATCATCGGGAAAAGGGCGCGGCCGGACATGCCGCGCATCCGCGCCAGCCAGGCGTCCAGGATGCGCCAGTCGCTCTCGCGCAGCTCCTCGTAGCTGATGGTGCACCACCAGCGCGTGCCCGGGAACTCCAGCGTCTGGCCGCCGGAGTCGAAAGGCGAGGTCCAGTCGCTGCCGTTGGCGATGAGTTTCCAGCCCCACTCGCGCGGCCGCTTGCCGAGGGTCGGCCAGGATATGCGCTCGATGCTCATGCCTCCCCCTACTTCGACCGGCGGCCCAGGCTTTTGGAATAGCTGCCGCCGCGGTCGGCTTCGGCCCGGACCTTGGCCATGGCCTCGGCGACGGACTCGCGCTTGATGACCGAGGCATAGGCGCGGAGCTGCGTAATGGCCGAGGAGTCCGCCCCGCGAAAGTCGAATGTCTGCTGGATGGTGACGTTGTGCTGCGTCAGCCCCGCGCCGGATGCGGCGGCGCCGGAAAGGATGTCCTGGGTTCGCGCATTGTCGTAAACGTAACCGCTTCCGCCGATGCGCAGGATCTCCGGCCCGCGCTCGCCCACGAGGTAATCGCCGGGGCCGGTCGGTCCGCCGCTGGCGCGCGCCCCGTCCAGGTTGAAGAAGTCGTCGACCATGCCGCTGAGCATGTCCGATCCCGATTGGGCGATGGCCCCCGCGCCGCCCGCGCCCATGGAGAGGGCTGCGCTTTCCAGCGATATCGCCGCCGTCTCCAGGCTCAGGGCCGCAGTGTCCAGTCCAATGGCCGAGGCGTCGAGCGACACGGCGCTGGCGTCCAGGCTCACCGATGCCGTCGCCAGAGCGGCGTCCTTCCCCGCCCCGAAGATGTCCTCCAGTCCGGGGATGGAGCTCAGGGAGTCCATCAGTTTGCCCATGGCCGGACGGATGATGATGTTGCTGTTGATCTCCCGGCCGAGGTCCTGGCCGAATTTCTGGATGTCGACCGACTTGCCGACGGACACATCGGCAAGCGCGTCCTGGATCTTGCTGATGGAGGCCCGGCCGGCCTCGTACCAGTTTTTCCACATATCCTGCGCGTCGCCGGCGTAATCCTTGAATGAACGACGCAGACCGTCCATGCCGTCGCCGGCGTACTGCGCCTGGGCGCGGTTCAGCTTCTCTTGGATCAGCCGGCGCTCCTCGTCGGTGCCGGCCAGGTCGCGCTGGATCTCCAGGATCTTGACCTGCTCGCCGTAGTAGCCGTGCGTGTCGCCCAGGAGCTGGGCCAGCTCGGCCCGCTGCTGGGCCATGGCCACGGCCTTGTCACTTTCCAGCCGCAAAAGCGCCGCGCCCTGCTCCGCGTCCCAGTCGGAGCTGAAACGCATTGTCTTGGGGTCCTTGCGCAGCGCGTCGTATTTCGCCTTGATCGCGTTGGCCTTGGCCTCCCACTGGCCAATGCCGGTGCTTTCGGCCATGGCCGTGATGTGGGCGGCGTCGTGGGACATGTCCTCAAGCTGAGCTTCAATGGATTTTTGCTGATCCTGAAGCATCTGTCTTTCCCGGATACCCTGCATCCGCTGCGCGACAGACGCTTGTCTTTCATTCAGCAGCCGTGAAGCCTCCCCCGTAAGCTTTCCTTTGGTCGAAAGGCTTTTTCTCTCATCTTGTATTTTTTGCCAGTCGCGGACGGCCTCCATTAGTTCCTTGTTGGCTTCGCGCTGATTTTTGATCAATGCCGCGCCAAAGACGTCACCTTCAAGCGTTAATGTTAATTCATCGTAGGAGTCTCGAACCTGCATGAGGGCCTGATCCGCTTTGAGCGCTTCCTCGTGCAAAGTCTTTATTGTATCAAGGCCTTTTCCATTATCCGTGTTCGGATTCTTGAGCTTTGTTTTTTTCTCGCCCAATGCATCATGCGTGGATCGGCCGTCGTGGCCCTTGAGGTTTGTGCGCTCGCGCTGGGTGGCATGTCCCACCCAAATATCATCATAGCCGCGCATGATGTCATTAAGGTCTTCCATGTTCGAACGCGCCAGATCCATGATGTGCTTATTGGCGCTCTTGAAATCCCCGACCATGAGATCCGTGCCGCCCTTGAGCACATGCCAAGCCCCGGAGGCGAACATGTCGCCGACGTTCTTGGTTGCGATGGCCCAATAGACGATGCCCCGCAGGCTCTTCTCTACCAAACTGAGCTTTTCGTTGAGCGCGTCGGTACTGCCAACGCTGTGCATGAGGTACTCGGAGAAATCCTGGACGGCCGGGAGCGCGCCCGAGGTGAGGAGTATCTCGAAGCCCTCAATACGGGCATGCAGCCGCTTGAAATTGTCTTCCACCTCCTCGGCCTGTTTGGCCAGGTCGTCGCCGAAGACAAGACCTAGGGCCTCGGCCTCCTGACGCATCTTCGTGATGGCCGCGCCGCCCTGGTTGAGCATCGGAATCATTGCCGCACCGGACTTGCCAAAAAGCATCATGGCGATGGCGGTCTTTGTGGCCCCGTCCTCCGCGCCGTGGAACTTGTCGGCTATCTGGCCGAGGAACTCCGGCATGTTCTGCTGGCCCTGGACAATCTGCTGCTGGCTGAAGCCCAGGGCCACGAGCGCGGCGCGGACCTTGTTGCCGCCGGAGGCCATGCTGTCCATGCCCTCGGACACGCCGCCCACCGCGCCAACCATGTTCTTTGAAAGCTTCTCCACACTGCGGACGAATTCCTCGGTGCTGACATCCGCGAGTTTTGCCGCATAGCTGTAGCTGGTGATTTCCTCGGTGGCCATGCCGACCTGTTGGCCGAGCTTGCCCGTCTTGTCGATATGTTCAATGGTCTCTTCCAATAGGCCCTTGAGTGCGTCCTTGGCCAGATAGGAGCCCATGCCGAACGAGGCGAAAGGAATAAGCCCCTCGTATTTCTCGATGGTCCGGGCCAGCCCCTCCGCTCCCAGTTCGGCCTTATGGAAAACGTCGCTGGCCAGGTCCTTGGCGGAGACGATGATGCGGGTTTCAGCGGCCATTGCGGGCCTCCTCGCGCGCCGCCGCGGCGGTCGCGGCCCAACGGTCGAGCTGCGCAGCCTCGAGCGCCTGAATCGTTTCGAGCATCATCCTGTCCATGCGCATCCCCAGGAGTTCGGCCACTTTCGCCACGGCCGGATAGTCCAGCCCCGTCGCTCCGCCAAAACCCACCCGCCACTGCGTCTGGATGCTCTGCCAGAGCTTCCAGGCCGGCGCGGCGGCGGGGTCAAGATGCGGGGCCTGGCCGTACTCGCAGGCCCCGCAGTCCGTTAATCCTCCGCCGCCGGATCCGCGGCAGGCGCGGCAGTATCGGACTCGCTCTGGGTCTGTTTGCCAGTCCCAGAGCCGAAGGAGTTTTTTACCTGCTCCGGGCCGGCCATGTTGTAGCGCACGGTTTCATTGTAAAGCTGGATGGCGTCGGGAGAGTTGACGAAAACCTGCTCCAGCACCTGGCCGGGGTAATGCTGCCGCAAAACGTGCTCCATCCAGTCGGCCCTTGTCTTGCGCTCCGGCTCCGCTGCCTCGGTCACGAGGAAGGCCTTGGCGCGCTCCCAGAACGTGCGGGATTCCTCCCATGTCCAGGAAGCCAGTTCGATTTCTTTGCCGCTGACGGGCAGGGTGATCTGCATGGTGTCTACTCCGTAAGGCTGTACATTTCGTTGCGGACGCGGACGACGATGGCCGAATCGGACGCGCCCGAGGCGTAAAAGCCCTGGTAGTTGTGGCTTTCGAGGACGCCGGCCGGGCCGTCGATGGAGGGCGTGCTCTGCTCGTACTTGAGCTCCTCCACCTTGAAGCTGAGCTGGTAGCCCTCGCGGCTCAGCAGCGCCTCCAGCGAACTGGTCTGGAAGCCGAGAGCCTTGTCCAGGAAGCTGGCGTCCTTGAACAGCGCTTCGAGCTTGCCGCTGATCTCCATGATCCCCTCGGTGATGTCGCCGAGTTCGCCGGTCTTGCCGGGGGCGTTGATGGTGGGCTTGCCCTCCAGGCCGAAATCGACGTCGAGGGTGTAGGTCGTGATGCGATTGGACGAGACCGCGCCGCCCTCGATGATGGACAGATGCGCCTTCTCGTATTTGGCGACGGGCAGCTCCACCGGGCTGGCGTCATACGGCGCGGGGTCCCCGGAATCGTCCTGGATTTTATCCTCATTCGCCCCGAGCATGTCGAAGCTGGCCGAGAGCACGCCGCTGTCGCTCAGGCTGAGGCTCAGCTTCTTGACCTTGCCCCCCCGGAACCACAGGTACATCGGGATGCCGGGGAAGCCCTTTTCGCAGCCCCAGGACGGCATCTCGTCCTGAATCTTGAACGTCTTGTCCCAGTAGTGGCAGACGGCGCTGGCGGTCAGGGTCTCCGCCTCGTATGTGGCGGTGACGAGCAGTTCGTTGGCCGTGGTCCCGCGCAGCACGGTGTAGGTGGCGGCGTAGTGCGCGGAGCCCGAGACGACGATGCGGCTGCCCACGGGCAGGCCATGGGCCGCCGCGGGCAGGCCGACCTTGCCGGATCCGGCGTCGCGCGCCGCCCCGGAGATGACCACTTTGCGCCCGAGGTTGATCGTCTCGGTGCCCAGGAAGGTCTCCGCCGTGTAGGTGGCGGCGATGACGATGCGGTCGGCCGTGCTGTCCGTGGTCAGAATGTAGGCCCCGTCATAGTGCGTGGTACCGGCGATGACGATGGGCGCGCCCCAGGACAGGCCATGGGCCGTGCAGGGGATGCCCACGCGGCCGTTGCCCAGGTTGACCGCCGCCGCGGCGTTGGGATGCAGGGCCGCGACTTCTGCGGTCGAGACCGGGTCGCCGAAGATGTTGGCCAGGTGCAGCCCGAAGTTGTGCGCGTCGAGCGGGACCTTGATCGTGCCGGAGGCCTCGATGTCGCCCTTGGACGGCTCGGTGGGATCGCGCCGACCGACGATGGTGTCCTTGTCGACCGTCAGCTTCGGGACGGCGGTGATGCCGTTGGTCATCATGGGGACGCGGTAGGCGCGGCGCGCGGCCGCGGCGCGCATGACGCCGTATGCATCCTCGCGGTCGATGATCATCGACGCCTTGAAACCTTTGGCCTGTCTGCCGCTCATGGTCGCCTCCTCCCCTCGCTAGAGGGTGTTGGTCTCGTGATAGGTGTAGATGCGATGCGCCTCGTAATAGTCGTCGGCCGGCTGCACGTATTCCCCGCCCCACGTGCTGGGCGGCCAATCCGTGGCGCTCAGGACCTGCCGTATGGCCTCTTCGAAGAGCTTGATCGACGCGTGGCCGCGCTGCTCGGTGAGCGCGCCCGAGGTGACGACTTCGGAGTCGATGACGCCGAAGGCCAGAAGCACCCTGCTCTCCTCGGCTTCGGCCTCGTATCCGCCGTCCTGCTCCATGGGCAGGAGCAAAATCCACGGCGCCCGCCGCTCATCCGGACGGGACGTAAGCGCGTAGCCGAGCAGGACGTGAGGGCCGGTGCCGAAACGCTCCCGGCAAAACGCGGCGAGAGTCGCGGACTGCGCCAGCTCCTCGCTCCAGCACTTCACGATGTCGTAGGCCTCGGCCATGTCCTGCCTCCTAGGCCGCTTTGGCCGAGCCGCCGGCCCGGTCCAGGTACTGGATGATGAACGCTTCGATGCGGCGCGGAATCTCGGCCTCGACCTGCTCGAACAGGGGCCGCACCAGGGGCCGGGCCGGGTCGGCGATGCTGCCGCTTTTGGCCAGGGCCGAGCCCGCGGCGAAAAACATTGCGCGCATCTTCTCGCTGATCGGTGTCTCGAACCCGGCCTGGAGCTTGGCCGCCAGCGGCGCGGCCGTGGCGCTCAGCCAGCCGATCTGCACGCGCAGCTCCTCACGGTCGGCCTTGTAGCCCACGGCCTTGATCAGCCGGCCGAACTGGCCATACTGCAGCAGCGACCGCCGGCTTTTCTTCTTTCGGTCCAGCATCCGGAGCTGCTGCACGTTCGACCTGCCCGGCCAGCTTGCGCCGGCGGGGCCGCCGGACTCGATGGCGTCGCGCATCTCCTTGCGCAGCCAGTAGCCGATGCGCGAGAGCGACCGGGCGAACTCGGTGCGGAAATTTCGAGCCAGATAGGCCAGCCAGGGCTTCGCCGTATCGTTGATGCGCAGGAACGATCCGCCGCCGGAATCCGAGTGGAATGGATACTGGCGTCCGCTGGAGGTGGTGACCAGACCCTCGCCATAGTCGTAGCGCTTGCCCATCAGTATTTCCCCCGGGCCTGCGCCGCGCAGCGGCAGATCCACCACAGGCCATGCGAGCCGCTCACGGGCTCGCGCACGACCTCGCCGATGGTGTAGGCCACGCCGTCGAGCACGAATTTTGCGCCGGCCTCCGGCTCCGGAATGGCCGTACCGTCCGCGGCCTCCGCCGGAACGCGGAAAGCGGCGTGCCGCGCGAAGCCGGGGAAGCTGTCCGCCGGCCAGCCGGCGGGACACGACCCACGGCCAAAGCGGGAGACGACGGCCGACATGGCCACGGCCGAGCCCTCGGCGGCCTGGTAGGTGACGGCCTCGCCGGCGTCCTCCAGCAGGGTTGCGGCCAGGTCCGAAAATTCGCTCATTTGCCGTGCTCCTTGCCGTGGTTGGCGGCGCAGGTTTCGGCTCGGGCGTTGGCCTTGCTGTACAGCGCCTGGATGTCCTTTTTGACTTCCTCCAGCTCGGACTTGCGCACGGTGTCCGTCCAAATCAGCTCGCGCAGGCTGACCAGCTCGTTTTTCAGGTCGGCCACGGTCGACCGGAACAGCACGAGGAGCATCGCAAAAAGCCCCTGGAGCAGGAGCGAAACGATGGTGATCCACATCTCGCCGCTCATCATGCCCCCTTGTGTTCAGCCACCATGATCCAGGCGGCCGAGGTGCGAATGCAGTCGTGCATGTCGTCGGGATCGGCCTCAGACGCGGGCACGCCGAAGGTCAGGCCCAGGGCCTTCTGGTAGGCCTGGGCCCAGACCCAGGAGCAGATCGGATAGCGGTCCATCAGCGCCAGCCGGCGGGTGATGAAGATGTTGCGGCCGGCCAGGCGCGAAAGCAGCGCATCACCCAGGTGCGCCAGGATCTTGAAGTAGCCGTACTCCCGGCCCACGTAGCCCAGGGCCACGGCGGCCACGGCTTCGCGCTGCGTCTCGGTGAGGCCCACGCAGCGCCAGATCTGGTAGTCCGCGGCCTGCGCGGCGAAGTCGGCGAAGGGCCGGCAGACCACGCGGTACAGGGCCTCCGTGACCATGCCCGGCGACGTGAAGCCGGCGACGTGGTTGGCCCAGCTCGCGGCCTCGCCCGGCGAACGCTCGGCCCAGCGGATGCCGCGCTGGAGCAGGCCGCCGCCGTGGCAGAGGATGAGGTCGCCGGGGAGATACATCACAGGCCTCCGGCCAGCGCGGCTTTGACGGCGGCCTTGACCGCGGCGTCGATGGTGGCCGTCATGGCGTCCGTGGCGGCCTTCTGGCCGTCGAAAGCCCGCACGCCGGACTCGCGAAGCATCAGCGCGCAGGAGCCGTTGTCCGCCCGGGCGAAGCTGACTTGCAGGTCGCCGATCTCCTTGCCGTTGCGCACGACGACCTCGCAGCAATGCGGCGCGGCCTGGCCATCCAGGTAGGGCCGCACGCTGTACTCGGCCACGCCATAGGCGCAGCCGGCCAGAGCGAGCAGCGGGAGGACGGCCAGGGCGCGCATCACTTGCCCCCGGCCAGGGCCTTGATGACGGCGCGCTGCGCGGCGGTATGGCGCAGGATGATCGCCCGGTCGCAATCGCTGATAACGGCCCGGCTGGTGAACTGCGCCAGCAGGCCGCTGTTGACGAAGACGGCCGTCCCGGCCGCGGCGTTGGCGTCGGCCAACTTGCCCGAGACGTAGGTGGCCAGCGTCCCGTAATCGGTGGCGGCGGCCACTGCGGCGTCGATCTCGTCGATGACCACCAGCGCGTCCGCGGCCTTGTAGGCCCCGCCGCGAATGGCGGCCACGTCGCCGAGCTGGAGCGCGACGCCGACGGCCGTCGGGTTGGGCAGGACCTTGAGAATTTCGCTGTCGCCGCCCGTGTACTTGCCGGTGGCGTTGTCGAATGTCCCGGTGCACTGCGCCGGCGGCGCGTAGGCCGGGAGGCTGGGCGCGGAGGTCGTGGAGGCGCAACCGGTCAGGCCGAAGGCCACGAGGGCCGCGAGGCCAAGGCCGCAGAGCGCGAGGAGGAAGCCGGCCCGGCAGAAGCCGCCCGGCTTGTCCGAGCCGGGGATGGGCTGGATGGGCTGCGGTTCGTCGGCAGGCGAGCCCGCAGGAATGTTGACGGGCTGGCCGCCGGCATCCTTCAAGCGGACGCAGAACTGCTCCACGTCGATGAGCCTGGGCAAATCCTGGAGCACGAGGCGGCCGATGCGCAGGCCCTGGTTTGGGATGCTGGCGCGGCCGTACACGGCCCAGATGGCGCCGGCGAGGCCGACCACGCCCTGGACGATGGGCAGGATGGCCTGCCACTGCGGGCTCTCCGGCTTGATGCCGCAGATCAGCGAGAGCAGCGTCATGAGCATCGTCACGACGCCAAGCACGGTCTTGGACTTGTAGATGTCCTTGGGCTCCATGGGTTCCTCCTAGCGTTCGTCCGGGTACAACCCGGTGATGATGAGCTGCGCGATGCGGTCGGCCCGGCCGATGCGGCCGCCGATGCCATCGTCGACCTGGTGGCTCCAGATGCTGTCGTCGAGCTCGCGGACGGCCCCGGGCCAGTCGCCGCGCTCCATGGCCGCGAGCAGATGCTTGAACTTGAGCAGGCCGCCGATGCCGAGGTTGTAGGCCATGTTCGCCAGCGCGTCGAAGCGCGCCGGGGCCAAGGCCATGGCGAAGGGGATGCGAGTGCTGACGCCGAAAATCGCCTCGCGGCGGTCGATGTAGTAGAGGTCGTCGATTTGGCGGCTGGTCAGGACCATGCCGACGTAGGGCTTGATGCCGGGAACCGGCCGGTCGCTGAAATTGTGGCCCACGCCGCCGGTGAGCTTGGGCGGCTTGGCCGTGTCGGCGTAGATCTTGAGCCGGCGGCCCTCATCCAGGAGGAGCTGAGCCGTCAGCCGCGTCCAGCGTGGCGCATCGGGGTCAATCTGGCGGATGTCGACCATGGGCCTTATCCTTGCTTTTGGCCCCCGCCGGCCCGGCCCGGAAGGATTTTACCGAGCCGGCGAGGGATCTGGAGGTGAACCCGGAAACGTCATGTCCGCAGGAGATCCCCCAGCCAACCGCTGGACAGGCTCTCCACGTGTCTCAAGGCGCCTTCGTCTTTGGCGGCGCGCCAGATCTTGCGGTAGGGCTCCTCGCCCTCGCGCTCGAGCAGGATGCCGGCCAGCACGATACGGCCGTAGCCCATGAGCCCGCCCAAAAGGGCGAGGTACATGCCGCTGGATCCGACGGCCCGGTTGAACCCGACCACCACATCCACGCCCGCGACAAAGTCCGAACCGACCACGCACGGCCGCCCATTCATCGCCGTCCGGTCTTTCAGCCAACCGGAAAGCAATTTGACATGCAGGCTGGCCGCCACGAAAAGCGGGCCGGGGTAGGTGACGATGGCGTCATTGCAGGCGGCCACGTCCGCAGCGGTATGCGCGAGAAAGGCCTGCGTCTGCTCGACGCCGCAGGGAGCGGCGCCGAGGCAGAGCAGTGCTTTGTGCGCCGGTCGGGGCAGTTCGCCCCAAATCTGCGCGCAGTGTCTCCCGATCATCCGCTGCATGACAGCCCCTAGACGTTGAGCTTGATCTGGACGGTGGCGTCGGTGAGGGCCGCCGCGGCGAAGGCCTTGCCGGCGTAAACGTTGCCGGAGAGAGTGGCCGTGAGGCAGCCGGTGCCGGAAAGGCCGTTTCCGGCCGCAGCGCCCTCGGGGTTGCCGTCGGCGTCCCAGTAGAGATTGTCGCCCTGGCTGATGGCCTCGTGCGCCTTCCGGATCTCAAAAACGCCCTCGATGTGCAGGGCTTCGGACTGGCCGGCGGGAATGTCCTTGACCGCGACGCCCAGGGTCTTCGAGACCAGCACGGGCGAGCCGGAGGTGATGGTCGACGCGCCGCCGTTGGTGTAGTCCATGCGGTCGCCTTTCTGGATGAAGTTGGTCGCCATGTCGTTCTCCTTGTCTTTGCTTTCGCTACGCGATTAGGCCGATGCGACTAGGCCGACGCGCCGGGGTTCTTGTAGAGCCCGGTCCAGGCGATGGCCTTGGCCGCGGCGTCCATGCGCACCTTGATCTGGATGCCGTCGACGTCGAAGCCGACGCGCTGTTCCATGTAGGGGGTCTTCTGCCCGTTCAGGAAGAACAGCCGGATGGTCCGGCCCTTCATGGCGGCCATGTACCAGGCGGCCGTGTCGTCGGCGTCGAGCCGGGTGTCGTAGATGCGGGTGAGCTTGGGACCGAACCAGGGGTTGTTCTTGTTGGGCTGGTTTTCGGCGCCGCCGATGAGCTGCGTGGTGAAGAACTGTTCGGCCAGTCCCTTGAGGCTCAGCGGGGCGATGAAGAACTTCGGCGGGATGTTCAGGCTGCGCTTGCCCAGCAGATCCTTCTGCAGGCCCATGGCCAGCTCGGCCTCGTTCAGGCTCGCCACGCTGACGGCCGCGCCCTGGCTGGCGAGGTTCTTGTGGCTGGTGTGGAACAGGGCTTTGCCGTCGGCCATGTTGGCGTTGGCGATGAGCACGCCGTAGACCAGGTCGCCGAGCAGGCGGGCCACGGACTCGCCCATGTCGGCCGGGATGGTGGAAAGGGAGTTGGTGTCGTCATTGATGATGGCCTGGCGGGTGATGGGGATGATCTTGCCGAAGGTCAGCAGGCGGGCCTGCTCCTTGGTGTCGCTGGTCTTGCCGTACTTGAACTCGCCGTCCTCCTTGACCTCCTCGAGGTCGCTGGTCTCGCCGCGGCGCACCAGGTCGGCCAGCTTGAAGTCCGAGAGCGAGCCGGTGTCATCGGCCCAGTCCATATAGGTCTCGGGCTGCGATTCGAAGCTGGCCAGCAGGCTTTTGTTGGCCACGTTGCTGAGGATGTTCGGCAGGTCGCTGGTGGTCAGCGCGCGCTGGACCATGTCGCGGATGTCGTTGGGAGCGCTCTGGTTGGCGCGCACCAGGCACTCGCGGGCCAGCTCGCGCAGGGAATAAGAAACCAGCGCGACCGCGCCCTCAGCCGGCTTGTCCAGCTTCTGGCCCACGCGCAGGCCCAGCCCATCGGTGGCCGCGGCGCGGAACTTGTCGCGTTCGTCCGCGCCGTACTCAAGGCGGGCGCTCGGGCCCGCGGTCCCGCGCGAGGTCAAGACGTCCAGCACCTTGCGCTGAGCCTCCGCGACGCTGACGCCGTTGCGGATCATCTCATTGGCCAGCTCACGGCAGCCGTGCGCCTCGCAGAGCATCGTGATTTCGGAGCTGCGCACGCGATCGTCGGCCACGGCCTTGCGGGCGGCCTCCTCCAGATCGATGGGGTCCGGCGCGGGCTTGGGATCGGCGGGCTTGGCCACGGCCGGAGCGGCGGGCGGCGCGGAAGTGCGCTTGGAATCCTCGGCCGCTTTCTCGATGGCGGCGCGAATCTGGTCCTCAGTGGCGTCCTCGGCCAGGGCCAGCTTAACGCGCATCTTGCGCAGAAACTCGTTCATCTCTTCATCCTCCTCGTTGGTGGTCTCCAAGGCCCTGGCCTTGGCCCGGTTGTCCGCCCCGATTGGGCAGGTCGACACTTCCTTGAGCTCCCAGTCCGTGATCACCAGGCACGGCCCGGTGAAGGAGCGGCCGCCGATGCTGACGGTCTCGCTCTCGGCGATGACGGTGGTGCTGATGGGCCGGTAACAGGCGGAATAATCCGTGAGGTGGTTCTCACGGGTTTTGGTGAAGGCGTCGTCCGCCGCCTGGACGCTGGAATAGTAGGCGCGCCCGATCAGTTCATCGGACTCGACGCGGAGCTCGCGCACCGAGCCCAAAACGTTGGCCACACCCTCGCGGCTGTGGGTGTCGAGCAGTGGCACCTGATCCGTGGGCCGATAGCCGGACATGAGCAGAATTTCCGGCACACGGCCGAGCTCCCAGTCGTAGACCATGACCGTGTCGGTCTCGGTGGCGCAGGTGATCTCCACGCTGCGCGTGGCCTCATCCAGGCTTGCGGGCTTGCCGCCGGCGTCCATGCGCAGGCGCAGGGAGCGGGTTCCCAGCTTCTGCTTGCCGTTCTGGCGCTTCTTCATTGCTTCTTTTCCTCCTGATTCAGCGCGTCGAGATCGGTGTCGGCCTCGCCGTCCAGGGGCGATTCGTCGTCGGGCGACAGCGCGGCGGGGTTGTTGGCGTTGGCTGTGGAGGCAGCCCCCATCATTGCGTCGAAGTCCAGCCCCATTTCGGCGCAGGCCGCGCGCCAGGCCTTGAGGTCGGAGAGGACCTCGTCCGGGTCGTCGCCCAGGGACATGATGTATTTCTGGGGCGAGCCAAGGCCCCCCTTGATCTTTTCGATGGCGGCCTTGACCTCGCGCAGGGGATCGACCTCCTTCATTCCCGGGCTGATCCAGACGCCCCGCTGATAGCTCCAGGGATCGTTCCAGTAGCCTGGCAAATCCACCCGGCCCTGCAGCACGGCGCGCTCAAGCACCCGGCGGAAGATCGGCTGGCAAAAATGGCGGACATGGCGGTCCTGGATGGGTGCGATCTGCTGGCTGAAGTCGTTGCGGCCGACGCGCAGCGTGGTGTAGTTCATGCCGGTATAGTCGCCGGACAGGATCTCATAGGGCAGGTCTGCGGTGATGGCGATGAGCCGCAGCACGAAGCGGCAGAAGCCCTGGAAGCTTTCGCCGCCGCGCTGGTGGCTCTGGATCTCGATGTCCTCGCCGGGCTCAAGGTATTCAATGATTGCGTTTTCCAGGTATTCAATGGGCTTGCCGTTTTTCTCTACGGCGCGACCATTCTGAAACGCTTCGGAGTCCTGGGTTTTGACCACGGCCAGCCACTTGCTGGCCAGTTTGGCCGCGTCAATTTCCGCATCCATGGTCATGGCCAAATCACGAGCGAGCATAAGCGCGGGCGCGAACGGCGTTATGCCGCGCAGTTGGCCCGGGCGGCGGCGGTCAAGTCCGAAAATGACGTTTTCTGCCGGGACCCGCACCGTCCTGTAGATCAGCGTGTCCTCGATAAAGTGGAAGGCGACCGGACTGCCGGTGATGGCGTCGTACTCGACGCCATCATGAATCTTGTTTCCGCCCTCGGCTTTGGCGTTCAGGCCGGCCAGACGTTCGGACTCATAGAGGGCCACGCCCATGTCGAGGTAAGTTTTGCGGCCGGCATGGTGCGGCTGAAATACCGCGAAGATTTCGCCCTGCTCTACGTCCTGACGCTTGGCCAGGCTCATCAGCTCATAGAAGTGCGGGCTGTAGGCGACGGAGCCGGAAACGTCCGCCTCGTCCATCCAGCGGCGCCACATGTCCTCGATGGACTGACGCGTCTTCTTGGCCACCTCGCCTTGCGGGGTGAGTGCGCGCGACTGGAAACGGATGCCGCCGCCCACCACATAGGTAGCCAGGGAGTTTGTCGCGCGGGCGAAAGCCGGGAAATCGCGAACGAGCTGGCGGGTGCGCTCGCGCACGAGCGGGGAGGCGCGGGAAACCAGCGCGTTGACGTCCACACCAACAGGGAACCAGTCGCCCACGAGACGGCCCATCTGCGCCGCGGCATAGCGCAGGCGCTCCTGCTTCATGTCGGTGCGCCGCACGGGCTGCATATTTGACCTGGCTATGTGGCGGGGACGGCGTGGAGTCAGCATTTGCCGCCTCCCTGGCCCGCATAGGTGCGGCGGGGAGTCGGCCGCGAGCTTTCGGCTGCGGCGCGGCGCTCCACGAACTGGAGCATGTCCTTGAATTCAGCGAAATCGCGGAACGTGATGATGGTTTCGCCGCATTGGTACGACTTGCGCGAGTGCACGTTCTTGGCGAAATCATCCAAGAGCTGCGCCTTCAAAGCCGTCCATGTGCTGAAGCCTGCCATCGCGCCTCCGATGCTCTGATGCTAACGGAGGCCAGCGTAAGGCCGCTTTTGGGCCGTTCTGGGATTTACGGATATTTACGGGCCAGGGAGGCAACATTCCCGGCCCAAGATAATTTTTTCCGCTTGACCTTACCTTGCACGCTCACGGCGATCCTCATCCCGCTCGCCCATGACGATCCGCTTCCGCCGCCAATCGTCGATGAGCAGCGTGTCGCTTTCCCAGATGCCGCCAACCTTGCGCGCCGGCAGCCCCTCGCCGCGGATGAGGTCCAGAGTCGTCTTGTCGCTGCGGCGCAAGTAGGCGCTGATCTCGGTCATCCCGACGAGCGCGGTGCTCTTGGCTTCGGCTACCATCTCGTGCTCCCTCTCTGTGGTTTCTGTGGCGTGGTCTTCTTATGCTGTTGCGTCTGCTCCTCCGGCCGTGGCCGGAACTTGAGCCGCCGGACCTCGGCCGCAATGAGCGCATAATTCGAGCAGTCCCAGGCATGGTTTGCGGCATGCTCCGGGCAATGCCACATGCCGTCGTCGCCGATATATTCGACCGTCATCTGCCGCGCCCAGGCCTCGGTGCAGGCGGCGTTCATACGCCAGGCCCCCGGGTCCGCCGGGTTGACCTCCAGCAGGGTCGAAAGCCGGTCCTTGTGCAGGTTCACGTCCGCGCGCAGCAACACAAGGCCGCCGGGGATGGCCTTCTTGTCTCCTTTGCGCGTGGGATAGTATTCGATCCTACTGAAATCGAAGGGCTGGCGCATGCGTTGCTCGCCCTTGAACGCATAGACCCTGCCGCGATGCAGACGCGCCCAATCATAGATCTCGCTGGTGCGGTGCCCCTGCGAGTCGATGAGGGCCAGCTCCACGAAATATTGGTTGCCCTCGGCGTCGTAGATCGGCTCCTCGAAAAGCACATCGTGCAGGGCCTCCAGAGTGGTGACGAAGCCGGCGCGCACCTGCCAGGAGGCTTGCGCAAGTCCATAGCCGAATGCGCGAATTTCATAGGGGAAGCCGTTGTCCTGGGTGTCCACCCCGGCCACGATGCCGGCCACCACGCCGCCGCCGGGCACGGTGCCCTCGGGCCGCTCGTCGCGCAGGGCCAGGATGCGGTCGTGGCTGCGCTCCACTTTGTAGTCGCGCCAGGGTTCGGCCTTGATGCCGTTCTGGAATGCCCGCATCTTGACCTTGTCCTTGAGCCCGCGCAGGAACTCACCCGCGCATTTGGACAGCGAGACGAAAGGCGAAATCCAGGCCGGGATATGGAACCCGATCTTGGTGGGCCGCTTGGTCCGGAGGCTGGCCATGAGTTCGCAGCCCTCCTCGTCACGCCACTCGCCCAGGCGCACGGCCTTGTTGCGCAGGGCGTCGGTCCACTGGCCCTGGCAGTGCTCGCACTCGTACCAGGCTAGGCGCTGGGCCTCGATGGTCTCCGGATTGCGCTCGTCCGCGGGGAAGCGGATTCCGCCGGGCTTGCGATCCTCAGCGTCTCTCTCGCCGAAGCGCATGAGCTGCCAGCAGCCGCAAAGCGGACAGCGCACCCAGTAGTGGTAGATCTCCTGCGCCTCGGTCTTGAGCGCCTGCCAGATGGCGCCGGCCTCCACCGTGGGCGTGCTGATCTTCCACTCTTTCGAGTCGTCCTCGTATGTCGTGAGGCGCTGCTCGGCCAGGGAGATCGGGTCGGCCTCGCGCTTGCCGGCGGGCGGGTACTTGTCGACCTCGTCGAGCACGAGATACTTGATGGGCTTGTTGGCCAGGCCCGCGGCGGAGCTGGCCCAGGCCAGGTACAAGGCCATGTGCTGGAGCTTGATCTCCAGCGTGGCCATGTCGTCCTGGTACCCGGTCTTGTAGCCGGCGAGGCGCGGCGTGTCGTTGATCATTTGCTGGATGCGCGCATCCGAGTTGTGGCGCGCCGTGATCTCGTCCGGGTAGACATAGAGCACGGGCGCGGGGTCGCAGTCGATGGCGTAGCCGACGCAGTTGTTGACCGCCTCGCTCATGCCGACCTGCGGAGTCTTGCAGCAGATGACCACGCGCACGGACGGGGACCAGGAGGCGTCCATGATGCCGGCGAGATAGGGCGTGGTGTCGTTGCGCCACTGGCCGGGCCGGCTGGTCATGGTGACCACGCGGTTGGCCTCGGCCCATTGCGAGCAGCGCTGGCCGCGGCGGCTGCGCCAGACCTTGCGCTCGCCGGGATAGAGCCGAACCTCGCAGCGCTCCGGCAGGCCGGGGGGCGCCATGTCGGCCGGCACGCGCAGCACGAGAGCGCCGGGCTCCGGCTGTGGCGGGTTCTGGCAGAGCATCAACGGTAGACTCCCGGCAGAACCAGTTGCAGGCCTTCGGGCACGCGCACGGCCATGATGCGCGCCACGCGGAAAACGCGCAGGGGCGGGATGCCGCCGGCCAGACGCTCGGACTTGGAGAGCCCGAGCTGCATGCCGACGTAGAATCCGCGCTGATCGTACCCCTCTACGCGCACGCGCACCGGCCGGCCGCCGCGGATGGAGGGGCTGATGACGACGACCTGGCCACGCTGCAGGGAGATCATAGACAACCCCCTTCGTCCGTCTGCGCCAGTGGGAGCTCCTGGCCAGGGTCTTGATCCTCTCGCGTCGCCGGCTCGATGATGAGTGTGATGTTGTCCGCGCGGGCATAGTCCGAGAGCAGACGCTCATGGCCCTCCAGCATGGCCCGGAGCAGATCCGGAGCGCGGCGGGGGTCGCCGCCCACCAGATGGATCCAATCGCTGACGCTCGACGTGATGAGTTGCTTGAGGCCGGTCTTGAGCATCACCGCGCGCATGGCCAGGTCCTGGGCCACTCCGGCCTTGGGCACCCATTTGCCCTCCTCAATTTCGCGCTTGCGCCGGGCCAGCCGGGTCTGCTCGCGGATAAGTTCTTCGCGCGCCTCGGCCAGTTTGTCCTGGCGCAGCGCAGCGTCCTCGCTGTCCTTGAGGCCTGTGGCCATCTGCCTCAAGTTAGCCTTGGCGTAGCGCAGCACTGCCGCCTCGCTGAATGACCCGTCCGCATCGGGCTTGAGCTTGCCCTCCTTCCGGTGCCGGTAGACGCTGGTGGTCGAGGCGTAGCCCTCGGTCTCAAGGAAGCGGATTACTTCCTTTATTGAGGCTAATTTACTTTCATTATTTACTTTTTTTGTCTCTTGCCCACGGACTACGGCATCCAAAGCCTTACGCGCGGCATTATAGACTGCGATATTTTGGCTTGAGGGGTTTTCTTTCATCTCGCGCCGAGCGCGCTCCTTGACAGCGAGCAAACTTCCGGCATCGACGGAATTCGATTTTGCGACCAGCTCGGATAAATCGGTCATGACTCCCCCGAATAAATATTCGCCTTACACGGCTTACACATCGATATGACTATGTTTATATTTTACATAGCTACCTGAAATTGCTTGATTTTTAAAAAAAATCGGCATATATTGGGCCCGTGGATAGCGGATCAACCCATAACCGGAGGAGACGCCCATATGCCCATCATCTACGAGCCCAGAGGCAAAGCCCGCGAATATTCGGCCCTGGCCGCCAACCTCTACAAGGGCTGTGCCCACGCCTGCTCCTACTGTTTTGCCCCGGCCGCCACGTTTACCGATCGCTCCAAGTTCTCGGATGCCTCCTATATCCGTGAGCGTCCGGGTGCTCTGGCCCAACTTGCCAAGGACGCGGAGAAGCTGGCGGGCAGCCGGGAGCTCATCCTCATGAGCTTCACTTCGGACGTGTACCAGCCCGCCGAAAAGGAGCTTAAGCTGACCCGCCAGGCCCTCCAGATCATGGAGCGGCACAATCTGCGCCCCCAGATCCTCACCAAGGCTGGCTTGTGGGCGATCAAGCGCGACGTCGATCTGCTGGCCAAGGCCAACGGCGTGTGGGCTGCGACCCTCACCACTGACGATCCCGCCGAATCCCTGGCGTGGGAGCCGGGAGCGGCGCTGCCCGCTGACCGCATCGCGGCCCTCAAGTTTGCCAAGGCGGCAGGCCTGGAAACCTGGGTGAGCTTTGAACCCGTCATCAACCCGGATGCGGTCCTGCGCCTGGTTGATCAGACCCATGATTTTGTCGACCTCTACAAGGTCGGCAAGCTCAACTACCACCCGCACACCAAGACCATCGACTGGGGCCAGTTTTTGGACCGCGCCGAGGCCAAGCTTGATGAACATGGCGCGGCACGGTATATCAAAATCGACCTGGAAAACTGTCGAACCAAGCGCGCTGCCTAGCATGGTGACCATCACCCAAGCCGCCTAAGCATCAGCCCCCTGCCTTCGAGGGGGCTTTTTTCGCGTTCGATGACCGCCGCATAATGAGTCATTTGGCCGCCATGGCCGGACGAGTGGACAAGCCAGCGTGTCACGGCCATACCGTGAGGCCTGAGTTTATCCTCCATGATAACTCGGCACAGCTCCGGGTAGATCTCCCCTGCATGGGTATTGCCAACCTTGGCGACATATTCGCCCACAGTTCTCGATTTCCAGCCGCAGCCGAGCATCAGGAACCTGCGCAGACCATCATTAACGACAAGACCCCAGCGGTCCGGGAGAACGGCATGGTTGGTCAAAAGCGCATCCAAAACGGGCCAGGGGTCTCCGTACGGATCAAGGTCAAAGAAGTTCAGAGGCAGATGAAATCCCACACCTGACATCAGCGCATACTCACAGCCATTATTATAGACTGCCCAAGATGGCCTCTGTGAGGCAAGAAGAGCAGCTTTCTTTTTATTGATTTCAAACGCCACTCCACGGGTATATGCCGAGTAACACAACCGGTATAAATGCCCACTCCCTGCATGGGTCTCCATTATCACCGGATCGGCTATTTCTCGAAGCAACAACTCCCGCATTCTAGCCTTATGCTGTATGCCTGCATTATCTTTTTTCGCCACAATAAGCCTCACAGATAACACGCACTGCGGCGGCGCGGTTAAATTCTCCAGTCTTTTGGATCGCCAGTTCGAAAATTCTCAAATCGCCTGGCGGGAGAACAACCTTGATAGAAGTCTCCCGGCCGAATTTTGTCTCATCGATGGTCGATTTTTCAACGTCGACGACTTCAAGGCTCGCCAACATATTGATTTCTTCAATTTCATCCGCCGAAAATCCGGAAAAAACCTCACCATATCCCTCGCTGGAAATTGATTCCAACTCCTGCGCGAGCAAATCATTATCCCAGGTGGCCCAATTGGCGCTGCGATTAGCAAGCAGTCGGAAAGCCTTGACCTGGGTTTCGGTGAGGTCGTCAGCGAGCAGCACGGGCACCTCAGTCAGACCAAGCTCAAAGGCGGCCTTGAGCCGCAGATGACCATCCACCACTTCTCCGTCAGGTTTGGCCAGGATCGGCAACCGAAACCCAAATTCCTTGATGGATTTGACCATATCTGGAACTACTGCGTCATTCTTGCGCGGGTTGTGCTCATAGGCGCGCAAGCGCCCGATGGGCCACATCTCCAATGTCAGAGTCATCGCACACCTCCAATTGCATGCTGCAGCGTCTCTCCCGTCACAACGCCCGCTCCACATTTATCCAACCAGACCAACAGGTCGTCTGGTATGAGGAAAACAACTTCCTCCATGGCGCTGGCCGGGGTGGCCTCGCCACGCTGCGGGACCATCCGGCCGGAGTCCGCCCGCTGGATGGTGATGCCATGGGCGGCCATATGCCGAGCCAGCTCCGCCGCCTGGCTGGCGAGATGTCCCGGGACATCCAAACGCGCGCCCCTTGCAACCACCCCACCAGACGACAACGGTCCGACCGTCGCGGGCTCGGCGTCCCGGATGCGCAGCACGGGAGGCAGCCCCGCAGTAACCCAAGCCGCAATGTCCACACCCGCCTGAAAGGCGTCGCCGGGATCCTTGCCCTGCGGCACGGGCCAGCGCTCGGCCCGCTTGTAGCGGTCGAGCCACCAGCCATAGACCCGGCGAAGGTTGGCGGCCTTGGACTTGTCCTCCTCCGGGCTGACGGGCTCGTAGTCCAGGGCCACGAGCACGGCCAGCGACCGGGTGAGCAGCTCGTCGGTGGCCGCGTCCGGCTTGAAGGCCAGGGAGCCCAGCGCCACTCCGGACACGGCGCCGGGCAACGACGCGCCGAGCGCCTGGCTGATGAGCATGGCGTCGAACTCGGCCTCGACGATGACGAAGGCCCGGGCGGCGCGGTCCGTGACCAGCGTGTGCGCGGAACTTCCGGAAACAACAACGTATTTTGTCGCTTCCCCAGGCTGGAGGTGTTCCTTTGGTCTGCGGATGCGCAGGCGCACCGGACTGTCCGTGCCGGCATGCGGCGCAAAAACCGGGATCACAATCCCCCGTGGAATCCAGATCCGACGCGGCGTCTTGCCGTCGTCCTTGAGCAGGGTCGGCAGGCCCCACGATTCGCGCGTGCGGTAGAGGTCTTCGCCCTTTTCGCCGGGGTTCCAGCCGAGCCTGAACCGGCGGGCGGTCGCCTCGCTGATGCCGCGGCCGGCCAGGTAGGCGAGCTGCTCCGGAGAACGCAGCAGCTTGGCGTGGGCCCAGGCCACAAGATCGGCGGCGCGCTGCTGCCAGAGCGCCGGGGGCAGGTCCGGCCGCGCCGCGACGAAAGCGCGCTGCCCGCGCGGAGCCTGGGCTTGGCGCGGCGTAGGCGAGACCTTGGCGTCCCGGCCGACATGCTCGCAGGCTTCGCCGAAATCCATGCCGAGGAAATCCCGGCAGAACTGGATGGTGTCGCCACCCCACTCGCACTGGCGGCACCAGCCATTGCCGCCGTCGGGCGCTTCCGGCCAGGACCGGAAACGGTCTTTCCCGCCGCATCCGGGACATGGGCCGGCCCATTCGGAGGCCGAAACACGCTTTGGTTCCAGGCCCTTCTGCCGCTGCAGATCCAGAATGGTCAGCATGACGCCTCCGATGGTCCCGCAAAGGTCTTGCCCTCGGTCCTGCCTGGAATGTGTTGAGGCTCTAGAATTTGCGAGAGTCTGTAGACCATAAGACCTTTTCTCCGATGAACTTTCTAAAGATTAAAATTTATTCTCTTAATATAGAGATTTTTGGTCCTATCCGGTGGACGGTCCTGTCCTGTCTTCGCAACCGGACCCCAGAAAAAGCAATGCTAATCCGCTATCTTGACGCCGAAGTAATAGTATTTCCCGCCTACCTTCCGGCTCTTGAACTTCTCCTTCATGAGGTTGCCGAAGCGCTTCTGGGCCGGTGGGTTCTTGCTGATGTTCGACTCCCACCACTCCTTGAACGCCTCGTAGAAGGCGGTGGCCGCCACCTGGTTGTCGCTGCCCACGGCGCAGCAGTCGGCCACGAACTGCCCCATGATGTCCTCGCTCGAACGATACTCAGCCGTCGCGTCGAGCACGGCCGGCGGCGGGCAAAGGCCCTCCTTCTGCCAGCGCAGGAAGCCCTCCACGAGCCAGGCCAGAATCCCCGATGACTCGGCCGCAAGTTTGGCCGGAAGGTCCTTGTCCGCGCGGCGCTCAAACTCCTGATTGGGATCGCGGAAGACGTAGGAGAGTTCGAACGGCACGAGCAGGCAGCGCTCCCAGAAGGCGAAATCGTCCGCCGGAGCGCCCGGTTTGTGGTTGGTGAGGAGCACAAGCTTGTGCGTGGGGCTGAAACTCACCTCGTACTTGTCGTGGGGATGGCGGCCAACGAGGGTGTCTCCGCCGGAGAGCCACTTCACGCGCGAGGGGCTGATGCGCCGGCCGTCGTCGGTCTCCGATCCCCAGGCCAGCCGCACGCCGAGCAGCCCCATGATCTCCGGGCTCGGGCCGCTGGCGTTCTTGCCGCCGAATTTGCCCTGGTCCAGGAGCATTTCAGAGGCGACGGGTTTGCTCAGCGGACCCAGGATCTGCTTGATGGTCTCGACCAACGTCCCTTTGCCGTTGCGCCCGCGGCCCCACAAAACCACAAAGGAGTGCTCCTTGATCAGCCCGCTGATGCAGTACCCGAAATAGCGCTGCAGGAAGTCGGCCATGTCCTGGCGGCCGCGCATGATCTCCAGCACGAAGCGGCGCCAGGTCGGACACGGGGCGTCATACCCAAGCCACTCGACAGGCGATGCGCGCAGGAGCAAATCTTCCTGCCGGCCGGGCCGGAATGCGCCGGTCTCCAGATCCAGGACACCATTCGCGCAGGGGAAGAGCAGCGGCTTGCAGTCCAGCTCGTCGCCGACGATGGACAGCCTGTCCGCGCCGCAGGTCACGGCGGCCTCAAGGGTGTTCTTTCGGCCGCGATTTGTGCGCAGGCGCTGGATTCGCTTGTACAAATCCTTGAAAAACGATGCATCGGAAATCATTTTGGGCAGCTCCTGGCTATAGGTGTTGACCACATGTTCCACCCCGGAAAGCGCCTCCTGGAGCGAGTCGCGTTTCCAGTGGTGGCCCGTCCAGCAAAGCCATTCCTGGGAGGCGTTGTTGTAGAGGTAGCGGTTTCGGTGCAGCGCAGCATAGAGAGCTCCGTCGCCAAGTTCATTCGCCTGGAAGCAAGTCATGACGAACTGAGGCTGAATCTCGATTTCCTTAACGTCAGGAATCCCAAGCGTCTGCGCCTCTTGAGTTACTCTTGCATGCACCTGGGCTCGGACGTCCTTGAGATCAATGAGCTGAGCCTTAGGCATATTGATTCCTCCACAGAGACAAGAAGGTAACACAATTGGAATAACGCGTAGCACGAATGATACGCGATTTCAGGTGTTTCCAAATTATCAGAAGATCAAAAATTTCAGTGGACGGGAGGACCGGGCTGCACGCGACCCCTGTAATTGGGGCTCCAGGGAGGACCCACGGGGGTAGGGGGCAGCTCGAAGGGGCCAGGGCCACCCATGAGACCGTTGGCGAGCCTTCCCGAAAGGTGGGGGTGCAGGGGGCGACCGCTGCGGCTGGATAAGTGAATGGATAAGCTACTTGCTCGAATTGGGGAGGTGTGGCATGAAGAACAGAGCTGGCGTATCTGCCTAGATGGTCAATCAAAAGACACGAAAACAGCCTATTGGCAGATTGGATGAATCGGCCTCCGGAGCCGAAGGTCGTGGGTTCGAATCCCGCATTGCCCGCCAAGATTTTCAAGAGGTTATGCCAACAGTGGCGTAACCTCTTTTTGGTTTTTGCTCCCCCTGTTGCTATCCAAAGACCGGACGGTCAGGGCTCGGACGCAAGGCCGAGGGCGGTCATGCGCCGCCAGAGCGTGGTGGTGCTCACCCCGAGCCGCCGCGCGGCGTTACGGCGATGATTGCCGCAGGCGCGCAGCGCCTCCGCGATGCTCTGTCGCTCGGCCCGGCGCAAGGCCTCCGCCAGGGGCAGAATTCCGGTGCCGGCGGACGGTTCGCCCTCCCCAGCATGTAGGACCGTGTCGGACGCGCCTCCGGCGGCCTGGCGCGAACGTCCGTCCAGCAGGTAGTGCGGCAGGTGCTGGGGCTGAATCACCTGCTCCTTGGTGGAGATCATGTTGAAGGCGTATTCGATGCAGTTTTGCAGCTCGCGCACGTTGCCCGGCCAGTCGTGCCCGGACAGCAGGGCCATGGCCTCCGGGGAGACGGAAAACACGAACTTGCCGAACAGCTGGTTGTTGTGGGCGAGGAAGTGGCGCACGAGGACCTTCACGTCGCCCGTGCGGTTGCGCAGCGCCGGGATGTTCACCTGCACGACGTTGAGCCGGTAGTACAGGTCCGGCCGGAACAGCCCCTTCTCCACCATGTCCCACAAGTTGCGGTTGGTGGCGGAGAGGAAGCGGATGTCCACGGGCTTGGGCTTGCTGCCGCCGATGGGCATGACCTCCCGCTCCTGCAGCACGCGCAGCAGCTTGGTCTGGAGCGTCAGGTCCATCTCGCTGACCTCGTCGAGGAACACGGTGCCGCCGTTGGCCTGCTCGAACGCGCCGCTGCTGCCGCCCTTGCGGGCGCCGGTGAAGGAGCCCTCCTCGTAGCCGAAGAGATGGCTCTCGATGATGGAGGCGGGCAGCGCGCCGCAGTTGATGGCCACGAAGGGCTTGCCGCGGCGATGGCTCTCGTTGTGGATGGCCTGGGCGAAGAGCTCCTTGCCAGTGCCGGTTTCGCCGCACAGGAGGATCGAGGACTCGCCCGCAGCCACGTTCTTGGCGAAGGCGCAGACGGCGCGCAGGGCCTCGCTTTCGCCCTCGATGTCCGAAAAGCTGTAGCGCGTGTTGCGATTCTTCCGAACCTCGGCCAGCAGGCTCTTCTCGCGCTTCACGCTCTTTTCGTTGTTGAAGCCGATGCCATAGGTGGAGGTCACGGGAATGCGCACGGCCACGGCCCCCTCCACCGACGTCGAGGGGCCCAGCGTCGGCCGGTTGGTGCGCATGGCCTCCGCGGCGGCGTTGCTGATGCGCCCCACGCAGTCCACGTTCTCCGTGCCATCGAAGGCGTAGCTCATCATGCGGCGGCCCTCGGCGTCGAACAGGACGGCCTCGCCGCCGACGAGCTGGGCGATGACGGGCAGGGCGTTGCGCAGGGCCTCCAGCAGCTGGGCGTCGCGCTGCACCCGCTCCAGGTTGGAGCAGGCCAGCATGTAATTGCCCAGGGGCAGCACCCAGCTGTGCGCCCCCGGCTCGAAGTCGGAGCCGACGATGCAGGGGCCGGTGATCTTGCCTGCCGCGCGAAAGGGAAAGCCGTTGGATTCGGGATGCTCCGCGCCGCCGCTGTCCACCGTGTACAGCCGGTGGCCGTCCCGGTCGGTGATTGTGGCGTATCCGCCGGTGACCTTGGCGATGAGCGGCAGCGCGCGCCTGAGCCAGTCCTCAAGCCGCTCGCCGTCGATGCCGGGCGTGAGGTCGTCGGCCGTCAGCGCGCGCCGTTCTTCCGGAGCCGTGTCGTCGCGTTTCGCATCCAT